CGAACCCGCGAGACTTGAGGTCTCACGGGTTCGTACTTTTTTCAAATGGTGCCCCGTTTGCAAGAATACTCGAACGATGATGACCGTCGTGAACGGGGCGGTCTACCTCATGATGCCGCGAGCGGCCTAAAGAAGCTGGTTAACGCGCGCCTGAACCGCATCGTACAAAGAACCGAGCCGACGCTTGCGCTCCTCGCCGTTGCCGTAGTCGCCACGAATAACGGCGCGGGCAAGCGCGTCGATGTCGGCACCTCCGGACGAGCCGCCGTCAGCGCCAAGAAGCTCGTTGACGCGCGCCTGAACCGCGTCGTAGTTGGAGCCGAGCGCGGCCTTGCGGGCGTCGCCGTTCCCGTACTTCCCCGCGATCACGTCACGGGCCATCTGGTCGATGTCGACAGAGGGCGAAGAGGAGCCGCCGCCGTTGAGGATACGGTTGACCTCAGCCTGAACCTCGTCGTATCGGCTTCCGAGCGCAGCCTTGCGGGCGTCGCCGTTGCCGAACTCGCCAGCGATTACGCGCTTTGCAAGATCGGTAGCGCTTCCGGACGGCGCGGAGCCGCCGGACGGAGCCGAAGACGAGCTTCCGCCCGTGATGCGAGCCTTCAGGGCGGCCCACTTGCTCTCGTCAACGTAGGGCGCGGGGCAGCGCTTGCCCGTTACGTCGTAGTGGCGGATTACGCGGGTGATGCCGTAGGTCGCGCGCAGGTACTCGTAAATCTGCGCGAGCGCGTTGATCTGCGCGTCGGTAAAGTCCTCGCCAGCGCTCACGACCTCGACGGATACAGTGCGCTGGTTCTGCGGGAAGTTGCCGACGGCCCACGCCGTGTCCTCGAAGTGCACGGACTGGCGGATGGTGCCGTCCTTGTCTACGAAAAGATGGGCGGATGCATTCGCGCCCGCGCGGGAGAAGTATACGAGGTTGTTGTGCGCGCTCGCGGAGGTAGCGGTGTAGTGCACCGCCATTCCGTCGATTGCGTTTCCGCCGCGCCCCTTGGTGAAGTTGGAGGCGTGGCATTGGATGAACTCAGCGATGTTCATTGTTAGTCCTCCTCGGGGTTGAAGTTGTCGGGAGCGCCCTCAGCGCCCTCCTCGATGGCCTGAAGCTGCTCGTCGGTCGGCTTTCCTTCCATTTCCTGCTCCCTTCTAAACAGAACGTCCGATTGATATGAAGTAGTCCCACGCGACGGCTGAGAACTCGTCGTAGGTGAGCGAGACAGGCTGAGCCTCGCATGGGTCGTGAATGGTTACGCGGTCGTGCAGGTTCTCCGTTATGAGCACCACGTGGCCGCCGTACTCGCGCCCGTCCTCGTGCAGCGCGCCCTCCATGGTTCCGAACACCAGACGCCCGGCGGCGGACTCCTCAAGCGCCCGCGTGCGGTTTTCGTACAGCACCGTGTGGTTGAGCGTCGGGTCTTGCTGGTGCATCCACTCGCAGAAGCCGGGCATGTAGTTCTGCCCGGCCTGAACGTAGTCGTTGCCCACGAGGTTGAGCAGCATGGCGGGCGTGCACGTCTCGCCCGAAAGCCTCTCCCATGCCATGGCGGCGCAAGTGAGGCCGCAGCCGCTCGTTGCGAGGTCTGCGTCGGCGTAGGGAAGCCCGCCCCACCGCTCGTCCGTCTGCATGTAGAGCGGCACTTGCGGCTCGGCGGGCGTGTCGTACACCACGGGAAGCTGCTCCGGCTCCTCCTCGACGGGCTGCGGCTGAGTCCAGACCACGAGCGCGCCAAAGAGGAACAGGGCCACGAGCATGAGGGCTACTGCTGCTTGGAGAGCGGGCTTGTGCCCTCCTCCACCTCCGGCACGCCCACGATGCTCGTGAGCACCGACGCGACCGCAGCCGTGGCCGCGAGCGCCGCGATCTGCGGCCAGTCCAGCGCGGTAATGGAGACCACGGTCGTTCCCATGGCGGCGAGCGCCGTCTGTGCTGCGGTCTTGACGGCGCGAACGCCCGCCGCGACGAACCACTTCTTGATTCCGTCCTTGGTCATGGTTGAACCCCTTTCTAACCTTCATCGCCCGCTCCCTTGCGTCGGACGACGATTGCGTGAACCTCGTCAATCTGCTTGGCCATGTGCGAGGTGGTCTGGTCGATGCGCTGGGCGGTTGCCTCGGTGTGCTCCAAGCGCCCGCCCATCTCGTGGCTTCGCTCCTTGGAGTCTCCGACCTGCGTAGAGAGCACCTCTAGGATTCGCGTCTGCGCCTGCTGGCCGTTTGAAAGCGTCTCGATGACGCGCGTCTGCTCGTTCTGCGCGGCCACCTGCTGCTGGGTGGTCTTGATGCGCTCGCGCTCGCGGGAGTCGAGGGCCTTGTCCGCCGTCTCCTGCACCTCGATGCGGTAGCGCTCGATCTCAAGCTTCTTCTCCTCGATGGCGCGCTCGTTCTCAAGCTGCTTCTCCTTGAGGGCGCGGCGCTGGGGCATGCCCCACTTGACGACCACGAAGCAGACGGCAGCCACGGTGAAAGCGAGGAGGGCGGCGAGCGGCTCGGCTATGGCGGCTGCCTCGAACCCTCCCGCAAGCGCCTCCCCGCTCATGCCTCCTCCGGGACGTATGCCGAAGGTGCCGTCTCAAGCTCGGCCTCGCAGGCGTTGATCTTGGCGCGAAGCTCCTCGCGCTGTGCCTTGACCGGCTCCCATTCCTCGTCGGTCATAACGCCGTCGGCGTGCTTGAGCGCCTTGTAGTCGCTTTGCTCAAGAAGCTGCTTGTAACCGTTGATCTCGGCCTCGATGGCCTCTCTGGTTCGCTCCATGGCGCACTCCTTTCATAGGGTGCGCACATCGTATTGGCGGCGTGAGATTAAGCGGCGGCCTTGAGCCTAGGCAGGGTCAGGATTTCCGCTCCGGGGGGGGGGTATTCACTGCCGAACAGCTCCTTGTAGAGCATGTCCATGCTGAGGACGGTTTCGTGCGCGTCGAGCCTGAGCATGCCGCCGCGCCAGCTCTGGTAGGACTGGTTTATCTGCTTGAGCGTGATCTCGCCACGGTCGAGCATGCGGCGCATGGCCTTGAGCTTGCGGCGCTCGCGGGTTATGGCCTCGCGGCTTGGGCGCACGACGACCTTTCCCGTTGGGCCGTAGTAGAACCGCTTCTTGAGGAACCGGAAGCCGCGCGAAAGCTTGACGATCCGCGTCTTCTTCTTGTTGATGGTGATGCCGAGGTCATCGCACAGTATCTCGATGCAGGCCAAGACCAGCTTGAGCTTGTCCTTGCTCATGTCGATGTAGTAGGAATCGTCCATGTAGCGGCCCGTCGCCTCAAGCCCTGCCATCTCCTCGGCCCAGTGGTCGATGGGATTCGGGAGAGCCACCGCGAGTATCTGGTTCGGCTCGCTTCCGAGTCCGAGGCCCACGTCGCCGCAGGCGTCGATAAGGCTCTCGGTGAGCGCTATGAGCCGGTCGTCATCGAGGGCCTTCCTCACAAGCCGCTTGGCTGTGTCGTGGTCGATGCGCGCGAAGTAGTCGCTGAAGTCTACGAGCAGGACGTAGCCCTCGGTTCCGTGCCGCCGGTAGTGGCGCGCGAGCTGGCTCTTGAGCCGGGCTATGGCGTAGTCCACGCCCCTGCCCTTCATGTTGGCGGAGTTGCCTGCTGTGAGCGTCGGCATGATCGCGGGGACGAGCGCGTTCTGGCTCAGCGACTTGTGTATGACCCGCTCGCTGAAGTGCACGGACGATATGTGCCGGAGCTTGCCGCGCTCAATGAGGTTGAACTCGTGGAAGCCGCGCCGGATGTCCTCGCCGTTCAGCAGGTCTTGGCGCGCCTTGCACACGTTGCCCAGCATGTGCAGGCAGTAGCCCTGAACCGAGGCCTTCCACGACACGCCGCGCCTCGACTTCATGGCGGCATCGTAGAGCGCGTCCATGTCGGCGATACGCTCAAGGTTCAGCCCGTCTATTCTCTCGGCCCTGTTGCGGGCGCGCTTTTCCTCGCGCCTAGCCCTTCGGGCCGCGCGCCTATCGTCGGAGTTCATGGAGGGCACCCCGCACGGCTAGCAGTGGCGCTCGTACAGCCGCTTTGCGGGGAGGCCATGAAACCGGGCTGAGCGCCGGAGCGCCCGGCCATGCAAGAAGCGTCCGGCTCCCCGCGCGGGGTGTATATTTACGGCGCTGAGGCCGATGGTCGCGCCTTCCTTCCTCTTTGCGCTCGGCTTTCGGCTCTCGCTTACTCGGTCTGGCATTGAAAGGGAATCCGGGGCGGGGCCGCACCCACGTGTTGCGAGGGGAGTTGTTGCTGGCGTTGCCGTAGCCGTTGCAACAGCAGACGTTGGACGCCGAACCACCCATGACGGAGCGAAGCCACCAATTGACGCGAATAACAAAGCGCAACCGCTACGCATTATAGCCGCCCGGCTTGTCGAGCACCACGGCCTCAAGGCGCTCCGCCTCGGCCCTCGCGGCGGCAAGCCTGTCCTCGGCGGACTCCTTGCCGATGATGCGGGTGTACTTGCGCTTCTTGGAGACCTTGTCCGCCTCGTCGCGGATCATGCCTGAGATGCGCTCAAGCTCGCTCGCGGTCGTGCACTTCATGGCTATGAGGCACTGGAAGTCCTGCTCAAGCTGGTCGCAGTCCGCAAGGGCGAGGCCGAGGTAGCGCTTTCGCTCAAGGACGTTGTACGAGTTGCTCGGGTAGAAGCGGTTGGCCCTGTTGACGTTGTAGACGAGCGAGCGGGCGGTCTCCGCGATCGGAGCGCCCAGTATGAGCCGCTTGCGCTTTGGGACTACGCTTTCGCGCATGACGAGGGAAAGAACCTCGATACGGATGTCCACGGCGAGGCTCAAGTAGTCGGAATCGGCCTCTTTCCTGTTTCGCTCGAATACTTGGCTCATTTCGCCTCCAAAAATCGGCCCGCTTCGCGGGCATATAAAAACAAAAACAAAGGGCGACCGCGCAAGGCGGTCGCCGTAAGTATAGCTATGGTTCAGCTGAAGTCTCAGCTGAGGAGGAAGCCGGGGCGGGGCCGCACCCACGCGTTGCGAGGGGAGGAGTTGCTGGCGCTGCCGTAGCCGTTGCAACAGCAGACGTTGGACGCCGAACCACCCATGACGGAGCGAAGCCACCAATGGACGCGAACTTTCACCCTGTCCTTGGTCTGGCGGAAGATGGGAAGCTGGCAGCTCTCGCCCACGGAGTAGCCCTTGGTGCCCCAGACCGGGCAGCCGTACACCTCCATCTCGTTCAGCGACCAGACCTTGCCGAGGTTCGCCCAAGACCAGCCCGTGGACTCCTCGACGTTGCCGCTCGCGCTGTAGCGCTCCTCAAGCAGGCACCGGCGGTCGATGATGCGGTTGCGGAGCGCCTGCGGGAGCTTCGGGAAAAGCCACTCGGTCTCCCACTTGTGCAGGTTGCTGCACAGGTAGGGGTGCTTCTCCTCCGCCGTGCCCTGATTGCTCGCGGTGTCCGCCCAGTAGAGGTACTGCCCGTCCGTGGTCTGCCAGTCCGGGTCGGTGATGGCGATGGGGTCGAAAAGGCACACGAGGTGATGCTGCGTGAGCTGCGTGTCCATGGCGTTGATGTAGGTGTCCATGCCCGCGATGCGCACGGTGAGGTTGCTGCTCTCGACCGGCACCGTGAAGTAGTCCCCGATCTGGAGGTCTCCGAAGCCGTTGTCGCACAGCCCGCCGAGGTAGGCGTAGAGGTCGGACTGCCCGGAGAACAGCGAGTTGAGGTTGCGGCCCGCGTAGATGCCGTTGAACTCCTTGCGGTTGGTCTCAGCGTCAGCCGACGCCTGCGTTGCGGCGTCTCGGGCAACTTGGTCGATGATCGTGTAGTTGGTGCCCTTCACGTTCATGGTCTTTGCGTCTGCCATTGTGGTTTCCTTCCTATGCGAGGGTGATGGTCGTGCCGCTTGCCGAGCACGTCTGTCCGAATGTGAGGGTGCTGCCCTCTACCGTGACCTTCGATTGCGGGCAGTAGATCGTGCCGTCCATGTAGAAGAAGTCGTCGGTTGCGTCGGCGAGCATCGAGCCGAGGGTGTCTATCTGCCCGCGCATCTCGGCAACGTCCTCGTCTCCGACCACGCTCGATTGCAGGTTGTCCGCGACGCTGCGGGCGTAGGCGGCTGCGGTGTTGGCGTTCGATGCCGCGCCGTTCGCGGAGTTGATGCCGTTCTGAAGCTGCGTCTTGAGGCTCTGGTACTCGCTGACGCGCTGCTCCTCGGCCTCTACGCGCGCGGTCTCCTGCTCGACGCGGGTGTTCTCTGCGTTCTGGCGGGCCGTCTCGTTGCTCTTGCGGGTGTTTTCCGCGCTCACGCGCGCGGCCTCCTGCTTCTCCGCCTGCTTCTCGTAGGCGTCCCACTTCTCGTAGAGCTTGGTGAGCATGTCGTCGTAGAACCCGGCGGCCTCCTCCGGGTCGGAGGTGTCCACCGCAGGGAGCACGCGAAGCTCGAAGCCCTCGGTAGACTCGGCCTTGGTCGAGCCGCTGTAGAGCACGAAGTGCGCGAGCCTCGCGAGGCCCGGCGAGGACACCGCCTGAGACGGAAGCGTGCAGCTGACCGTGCTGCCGGAGACTGACGCAGTGCAGCGCGCCCACGTGCCGTCGGCCTTGAGGATGTCGAGGCGCGCCGTCATGTTGCTCGGCGTGTAGGCCGCTCCGTCGTTCATCAGCTGCGCCTTGATGGTCTGCGTTGAGACGTCCCCCTCGCGCACCACGACGCGGGGCGGGACTAGCGCCGTGGTCTTGTTTACCTCAAGGATTATGTTGTGGGTTACGGCCATACGCTACTCGCCCCCATGTTCCATCATCCAGTCGATTGCCATGATCTCCTCACCGCTGAGCACTCCTATAACGTCATCGGGGGTCGCCTTCATGATCTCGACATCGCGCTCGACCTCGGACACCTCACCCAGACGGCGAAGGAACTCTTGGTATCCCTCGCACTCAGGCGTTACGGCGAAGTTGACGACGTTTCCGCTGTCGTCCCTCACCTCCGTACCGTACTCGTGGATAAGCTCGTTTCTGAAGGCCTCGTAGTCGGCGATTGCATCCATGATTGCGCGCATGTTCACGGCGGCCTTGTATCCGACGAGCGTCCTGCTCTTCATCACCGGCTCTAGCGATTTGGCCATCGCTTCAAGCTGAGCGTTCGTGTATGTCATTTCGCGTTCACCTCGTTCATGTCGATTCCAAGGGCTGAAAGAATCAAGTCGAGCTTTGCGTCCATGGCTGTCAGGCTTGCCCCGGTGCTTTCCGCAGGTGTCTCGTCAACGGGGTCTGAAGGGTGGTTAGGCCCCTCCTTGGCTTGGATAAGGATTTCGTCCATGTCGTTCCTTCCCTAAATGATCACGCCGTTTTTCACGTTCACGTCCCAGTAGGTTCCGCTTGGGGACGTGAGCCGCACCGTTCCCATGCTGCTGCCCGATGCGAGCGTCTTGCCTCCAGAGACGCCTCCGCTGTTGGGGTCAATCCAGAAGTTGCGTGCCTCGTAGTTCCTTCCGTCGAGATCGCATCCGATTGCGACCGTATCGGCAGTAAAGCCTCCGAACGCCTTGTTGATGTACGAGAGCTTCATCGTGTACGAGTCGTCGGATGCTGCCTCTCTAACCGACCAAGTCATGTACGCGCCCTCGTCTTCGAGGTCGAACACGAGGCCCCTCTTTGACGAGTCGCCCGCGTATCGGTTCGCGCCGATCTTGCCGACCTCGTAATCGGAGTAATAGAAATGGATGCCGTTGCTCATGAGCTTGAACGTGCTGTTTCCGATGTAGGAGTTCTCTATCGTGAGGCCGCCGATGTAGCCCGATGTGGTTCGCAGGTACCCGCTCGATAGGTTCCAGTAGTTCCTTCCTGAAGCGTCCGATATGGTTCCGGTCGCGATGTACGAGGCGTTGATGTAGAGCCTTTTGTTCGACAGGTATATTCCTTGCGTCTGCCCGTTGTTCGTGAGCCTGTTGAAGACCTCCTGCTGCGTGAGGTTGTCGTCAAGATCGTCGGTTGACTGGTTTCCAGACGTGAGCGCGCGTGCGAGCGTAGGCGTTGTGTACGTCACCGTTCCGTCAGACCACGTTATGCGGCTGCGCGTCCAGTAGTAGCGCCCCTTGACCCAAGTCGGCTGCGCGCTCTGCCAAGAGCCGCCCGTCTGGGCGGTTTGGCTCGTTGAGAGGTAGTACTGCTCTACGACCTCTGAAGCGCCTATGCCCTTGTCGTTGGTAATGCGGCGCGGGGTCGTGTACTGCACCGAGCCGTCCGCGAGCGTCATCTTAACGCGCGTCCACATGTGCTTGCCCTGCTGCCAGAGGGCCGTGGTCGTCCAGCTCGTGGGCTGGGCCGAGGCGCTGTCGGAAAGACCGTACTGCACGTCAGTAGACACAACCATCTCGCCGGCGGTCTTGTTGCCGACCGACGCCGTTGCGGATATGACCACCTCGCCGGAGTCGAAGTCGGCCATGAAAACGGGGTCGTTGGGGTCTCCCACGAGCAGACGCCCGGCCTTGATGAGGTTGGCGAGCAGCGTTCCCGTGGTGATCCAGTCCGCCACGAAGCCCGCGCCGGTTCCGAAGGTGCGCCAGTCATAGGAGCCGTCCGCCTTGGTGCCGTCCGCGATCCTGAAACCGAGCGAGCAGAGCTGCATCGCGGTTCCGCCCGTGGCCGTGGGCTGGCCGTCCTCGTCAAGCGGAACGCTTGAGAAGATGAAGCCGTTTTTGTAGCTCAGGTGCATGTAGCTCATGCCGTTCACGTTGAACTGCTCGTTCAACGAGTCGATGAGCTGCTGGAGGAACGCGGGCGTGGTGCTCGCAACCGCGTCCCAGCTGCCGGACTGGTTCTGAAGGTTGGTGATCTGCTGCTGTTGCTGCTGCAAGATGTCGGCGATGCTCTCGGTGACGTTGCCCAGCGTGACCTTCCGCGTCTTGCCGAGCATGTCGATGACCTGCTTTGTGACGCGGCCCTGACAGCGCAGGGTCGGCTCGAAGCTCCCGTCGACTATCTGGCTGTCGTCACCTACGCCGACGCCCTCCCACTTCCGGCCCATCGCCACGAGGTCCACCGCGTCAACCTCGTAGGTGACGCCCGGAATCTTGTGCTCGTCAAGGTAGGCCTGCGTCTCGCTCTTGAGCTGGCTCGCGTCCTCGCAGCTTGAGTTCTCGTACTTGCCGAAGATGTGCGCGAAGCCGCCCTTGCCGTCGGGTCGACCGTAGGTTTCGAGCGCCGTCTGGTCTGCAACGTAGTCAAGGCCGCCGTTGATGTCTCCGAACGTGAGCTTTCGCCCGTAGCCGCCGTTGTCGGTCTCGACGCCCTTGCCGTATCCGTAGCACGCGGTGATAGCGCCCCAGTGCTCGGTGCGCTTGATGCTGTTGATGTCCTTGCCGTAGGAGAAGCGGCGGTGGCCGTTCGCCTCGCCACGGTGCTTGAGGATCGAGACGCTGCGGCCCGTGACGCCGTTCGCCCCGACGGTGATTGAGGTCTCAAGCTCGCCGCCGCACGCAAGGATGTCGTTCAGCGCCGTGCGGCAGTCCGTGTGATAGAAGGTGAGGCCGCTTGAGACGGTTCCCGGCTGGTCTACCGTTCCGACGTCCCAGCGGGTCGGCTCAAGGCACACCTCAAGCGCGCGCTGGAAGCTGTAGCCGTATGGCCTCTTGTCCTCGATGTAGTCGCCGAAAAGCTCGCAGATCGAGTTGAGCGCCGTGTCGCTGTAGATGGGAAGTCCCGCCGCGCTCGCGCCCTGCGGGTCTTGGCACACGTGCTCGTGAGGCACGCCGTTCAGGTCTTGCCATACGAGGCGGTAGCCCTCCTTGAGCGGGAAGGTCGTTGTGATGTCTACGGTGTCCTCGCCGTTGAGGCAGTCCGTCCACACGAAGCCGAGGAGCTGCCGCGCGCCGATGGTGCCGACGTATGCGTCGTGCCGGCTGTAAACGTCTACGCGCATCACAGCCACCTCTCGTCCCACTCGACGGTTGCGGTGCCGCCCGACACCATGAGGGATACGTCGCCCTCGATTGAGAAGAAGTCGCTCGTGATGTCCACGGCGTGGTCTGTCCCGTTGATCGTGCAGCGCTCAAGTCCCATGTCGAGCACGACGGTCTGCGATCCGGTGAAGCTCGCGAGCACTCGCACGTACTCACCGGTGTCGACGTTTGTAAGCTGCCACTGGCTGCCCTTCGGGGGCTTCACCGTGACGACCGGGCGCGCCGGGTAGTTCCCGCCGACGCGCAGGCGCTTGGTTCCGCTAACGCTGGCGCTCCTGTGCTGGCCGTAGCTCACGGGATCGGCGCAGAGGAACACGAGTTCGACGTCAGGCACGTGGGCGAGCTTGCTCGGCTCGGCCCCTCCCTCGTAGAGCGCCATGAGGTAGGTGGTTGGATCGTCAGGAAGAACCAGCGGCGCAGGCTGCTTGGCGCTCAGGCACGTCGCGAGGGCCTTGCGGGCGTCCGCGACGTCGCGCATGAGGCGGCGGGTGATGCAACCGCTCACCGTGATCTCGATGGCGTCAAGCTCGACGGAGGACACGAGCGCGCCGTCCATGCCGGGAACCTGCGTCTGGGTTATGCGCCGCTTGGGGGCCACCTTCCGCTTCACGTCTGTCACCAGCATGTAGGGCGAGAGGTCGTGCCCGTCGAAGGCTATCCTCTGGTCGAAGCTCATACGGCGTACCCCCTTCCGCGTGCCGTGATCTTGGAGTTCTGGGCGAGCGCGGCGGAAACCGCGTCCACGCCGATGTAGGCGTTGGTGTCCTTGGATGCTATCTCCCGCAGAAGATTCACCATCTCGCCCAGAAGGGCGCGGAGATGCGCGTCGTCGTACGAGCCGGGCGAAGCGCCCGTGCCGTAGCCCACCGTGCGCACGCCGGAGGAGAAGCCGCCGCCGTTGGCCTCGAAGTACGAGGCGCTCGCGAGCCTTCTGGCAGCTTCCGAGACGGTTCCCTCGCCCTTGAGCATGCCGCTGGCGAAGTTCTGCGCGAGGTGCAGGCCGGAGGTCTCGCCGCCCTTCTCCGATCCCGCCCACGGGCCTTCCTTCGGCACGGAGAAGCCCATGGCGTTCTTGGCGGCCTGCACGACGCTCCAAGCTGCGTTGGAAACCCAAGTTATCCCCGCGCGGATGCCGCTGGCGAAGTTGCTGGTGAGGTGGCTGCCCCACCCGTATGAGTTGCCGGCGTTCTGCATGTTGCTCGCCGCGCTGGCGAGGCTCTGGGCGTTGCTGCGGGTTGAGCCGACGCCGGAGCCGATGCCGCTGGCGAAGTTGCTGGACGCGCTGCGGCCCTTGCTCGAAAGGTCTGAGGGCGTTCCCGAGACGCCGGAAGAGGCGCTGCTGGCGAGGCTGCGGGCACTCGATGCCACGGAGCCGATTCCAGCCGCGAGGCCGGACGAGAGGCCGCTTGAGGCCCTGCTGCCCGTGCTCTGCGCGTCGCCCGGAAGCCCGCTGATGCGGTCGATGAGCTGCTGACCGAGCTGCGCGATGGAGCTGAGCGGGCCGTCCGTGTTGCCGCTGATGCCGTTCGACAGGCCGGCGTCGACGTCCGATCCGATGCGGTAGAACGCCTGAGACGGCGAGTGCGATTCCAGCGTGTCCTTGGCCTTGCTGATCACGTCCTCGCCGAGTAGCGCCGCCTGCTCCTCCGAAAGCGTCCCGTTGGCGATGCCGTTGGCGAGGCCTTGGTCGATGTCGTGGCCGAGCAGTTGCGCAGCCGCCGGCACGTCCCCGCCCGTGAGCTGAAGCGCGATCATCGAGAGCATGGTGTTGGTCGCGCCGGATGCCGTGAAGCTGTTGGCGTTGATGCCGTCCGCCACGCTCTGCGGGAGGCTGATGCCCGCGCTGTTCATCTGGGACGAGACGCTTGACCAGTCCCCAGTCGCGGCGGCCTTCAGGATGCTCGTGGCGGTGTCGACGTTGACCGTCCCGCTCTGCATGCCGTTGGCGAGCGCCGTTGCGGCGTTGAGGCCCGCGTCGCCCATCTCGATGCCCATGTTGTCGAGCGTCGTGATGATGCTCTGCGAGGTGCCGTCCCACGACGCGACGAGCTGCGTGAGCTGCTGGTCGTTGAGGCTGCGGAAGGACTCGACGGACACGCCCGCGTTACTCAGGTCGGTGGCGAAGTCGTTGATGTCTCCGTCCGCCGCGTTCATGGCCGTCGAGACGGTCGAGCTTGACAGCACGAGGTTCTGCATGCTGAGCGCGTTGCCCTCGGCTATCGCGGCCTGAGCCGTCATGGACGAGGAGACGTTGTTGATGGAGGTGTTGCACGCGTCGAGGGCGGCTTGGGCGTCGTTTACCGCCTTCGCCTCCTCGGAGCTGGCAAGCGACGCCTCCCACGCCGATTCGGCCATCTCCTGAGCGTTCGTCACGTACGGGCCGCAAGTGTTGATGTAGTTCTGGATGTAGGCGTCTCGTTCCTTCTGCTTCTCGTTGTACGCCTGCTGCGCCTGGGTAAGCGCCGTGATGTCCTCGGCCTGCTGCTGGTACAGCGCAGATAGGTTCTGCTGCTGCGCGTCAACCTGAATCTGCTGCATCTTCTGGTCGATGTAGCTGCCGAGCGATGAGGTCACGTCCTGAATGGCCCCGTTCTCGTCCGCCAGCTTGCCGTTGGCGGCGTCCGTGACCTGAATCTGCGTGCCGCACAGGTCGTTTACCGTGTCGACGGCGGTGCGGAGCCGCGCCTGCGCGTCGTTGGCGAGGTCGGTGTGGTTGGCGTACTGCTGGATGGTCGAGTAGGCCTGCTGAAGCTGCGCCATCTGGGCCGAGGCGCTGGTGTTGGTGTCGCTGATCGTCTGGGCGAGCTGGGCTTGGGACTCAAGCATCTCGTCAATGTCAACCTTTGCGACACCGGCGGAGGCCCCGTAGCCCTCCAAGGCGTCGGCCCCGGCGTTCGAGGCACTCACGCCCTTCTCGGTCGCTGCGGTAAGGCCCTCCGTTGCCGCCTTCAGGTTGTCCTCGTGCTCCTTGGCCTCTTGGAAGACGCCGACCAAGGCGGTGATGCCCGCGATGATCGCGAGCGGCGCTATCGTCGCAAGCGCGAGCTTGAGGCCCGTAGCTGCCACGGAGGCGGCCTTCATGGCCACGCTCTGCGCGGTCACGGCGGTGGTGCTGGCCTGAGCCGCCGTCGCGGAGGCCTTGTAGCCCTCAACGGTTCCCTTGGCCGCGTCCATGTCCTGCTTTCGAGCATCGACAACGTTCTGAAGCGCTTCTACGGTGTCGGCGTTGGCCTTGGAGCCTTTCTGCTGCTCCGTTGTAAGCTTCTTGACCGCCTGCTCGTAATCGCGCGTCTTTACAATCGAATCCGTAACCGCGTCGATGTACTGCTGAACGCCACCGGCTGCCTTTGCGGCGGGGTTGCGCTCGAGCGCCTTCGCCAGCTTGTCGTTGCCCTGATAAGCCTTGAGTGACGCGACGTTGGTCGTCGTGAGCGCGTCGGCATAGGTCGCGATGTCCTGCTTGGCCCTGCCGAACGCCGTGACAACGGAGCCCACGCCCTTGGTTATGCGACCAGTGACGGACAGCACGGGGCCTGCCGCCGCCGCTACGAGGCCGAAGCCGATGACGGTCTGCTGCGTGCCCTCGTCCATCTGGCTGAAGGCGTCGGCAGCGCCGCCAACGGCCTCTGCGGCGTCGGTCACCGCCGGTGCGAGGGCGCTGCCCACTTGGATGGAGGCGGTCTCGATTGCGCCGTTCATCTCCTCGATGCTGCGCTGCGTGTCGCCCATCTGGGAGTCGGCGAGGCGCTGGGCCGCCGTCTGGTCGTTCGTGGCGGCGGTGTAGCGCTGGATGCCCTCGGTTCCTTGGTTCATCATCACCAAGGCCGCGCGGGACGCGTCCGCGCCGAAGATGGTCTGGATCGCGGCGTCGCGAGTCGCGGAGTCGAGGCCGCTCAGCTTGGCCTGAAGCTCGCCCGCGACTCCTGCGGCGTCAAGCATGTTGCCGTTTGCGTCGCGCACGTTGATGCCAAGGCTCTCCATCATGGCGGCGGACTTGTCCGTGGGGGCCGCGAGGCGCTGGAGCATGGTCTTGAGCGAGGTGCCCGCGTCGCTTCCACGGATGCCCGCGTCCGCGAAGGCACCGAGGACGGCGGTGGTGTCCTGAATCGACCACCCGGCGCTGTGGGCCTGAGCGGACACCTGAGAGAGGCCCTGCGTGAGGTCTGAGACGTCCGCAGACGATGCGGCGGCGGCACCCGCTAGGGCATTGGCCGCCTCGCCGGTCTCGTCGGCGGTGAGACCGAACGCGCCCATGGCCTGAACGGTCACGTTGGCCGCCTCGGCGAGCTGAAGGCTTCCGGCGGCTGCCAAGTCCATGGTTGTCTTGAGCGCCCCGCCCTTGATGTCGGCGGCGGTCAGTCCTCCCTTGGCAAGCTCCTCCATGGCGGCACCGGCCTCGGACGCGCTGAAAACGGTGTCAGCGCCCATGTCCAAGGCGAGCTGTCGCAGCTCCTCCATGTTGGCCGAGGGGTCGTTGAGCGCGCCGGAGACGCGGCTCATGCTGCTCTCGAAGTCGATGGCCGTCTTGGTCGCTGCGGTGCCGATCGCGGCGAGGGGGACGGTGACGCCGGCGGTCATAGTGTCGCCCGCGTCTGCGACCTGCTGCCCGGCGCTGTAGATGCGACCGCCAGCCTCGGCGGCCTTGGAGCCTGCCTCGACCCAGCTCTTGGACATGGAACCCTCTGCCGCTGCGGTCTTCACCGCGAGGCGGTCTAGGGACTTCTCGGCCCTCTCGACCGCAGAGGCGTTGTAGGAGCCGGATATGGCGATGGAGATGCTTGCCTTACCCATTGAGGTACTTCCTTATGGTCTGCTCGATGCGGGTCTCTACCGCGTCCACAATGGCGTCCTCGTTGTCGAGGACGGCCCTCACGAGGGCGCGGGGAGGGTTGCCCTGCGGGACTCCGACGGGGAGGCCCCTGCGCCTGCCCGAAAGGTAGACGGCCCCGGCGTTGGCGAACTCGATGGTTCCCGCGCCGGGGTCGGTGCTTTGAATGCGTATTCCGTTCGAGATCGCGCGCATGGCCATGCTCGACGCGTAAGCGCCGGTTCTGGCGATTGACTGGGCGTTGTTTCGCGCGTCGGTGAGGATGGGCTTGGCGTCCTGCTTCAGGCCCTTCTTGAACTCGCGGGGAAGCTCCTTGTTGATCGAGCGCAGGGCCTTGATGGTCTCCTGAAGCCCCTTGGCCTCGATGCGGACGCCGCCGCCGTGAGTGAACGCCATCATTTCCTCCCGCGATTGAAAATCCTGTTTACCCTCGCCCTTCGCGCCTCCATGTCGGCCTTGCGCCCCCGCTCCTCCTGAGCGTCGTAGAACATGTCCACGTACTCATCGAAAACAGCGGGGTACTCGTCGCACAGCCTCGCTAGGTCATACGGCGAGCACCCCGTTCTCAGGCTCAGCGCGGCTATTCGGGGCGCGCGTCCGCTAAAGGGGCGTCTGGCTTGTTGTCCTTGATGAGAACGTCGTAGGTGTCCGCAAGGGCCTCGACGGCCTCATCGAACTCCATGCCGTCAAGGCCAAGCTCCTTGAGCTTCCCGGCGCGAGCCGCCGCGACGTAGGCCCACGCGAAGTCGAGGCGGTTCTGGTTGGTGACGCGATCCGGCCAGCCTGCGGCCTTCTCCTGCGCCTCCCAGAGGGCGGAGCGGCCGCCCTCGATCTCGAAGCTGGTGCCGTCCTCCGGCTTGGTGAACACGAAGGCGTATTTCATCGCTGCTCCTTACTCGGTGATGTAGCTCTCTGTCTTGTTGACGATGGTCACGGTGACGGGGGTGCCGTCGGCGGAGTCGATGCCGATGTCATCGGCGCTGAACTCGACCTCTGCGGCGTTGCCCTCGGGGTCGACCTCCGGCATCTCGAAGTTCCACGGCACGTTGGTGAACGCGACTTCGAGCGTGCAGTTGGCGTCGGCGGAGTGGGTGAACTTCCACAGCGAGGAGCCGTACACGATCTTGGAGGAGACCTTGGTGCCGTCGGCAGCGCCGGTGAGGCACTTGCGCATGAGCGCGAAGTCCTCCGGAACGACGGTCATGTTCACGGAGGTGGTCAGCTTGCCCTCGGCGAGGATGGTGGGCACGACCTGCCCCGCCGCGCGCTTCGCCTCAAGGCTGTTGGACATCTCGAAGCTGCCCTGCGTCACGGTCACGTCAACGGGGGTCTGGCTCGCGGTGTCGATCTTGAAGTCGCCGCCGGTGGGCACGAAGTAGCCGTCGAAGCACGAGGGGTTAACCACGTCGCCCCAAGACTGGAAGAGCGTCGCGTCGACGCCCGCTGCGGTAACGCTGATGTCGAGCGGGGCGTTGCCCTCGAAGGTGAGGCCAAGCGTGTCGATCTTGCAGCCGTCCACCTTGTGCACGGTCTGCTGGGCGGTGTCTCCGATCTGGCCCCAGAAGGTCAGGAGCGGCAGAACCGAGCCGAGCGTGATGACGTGCTTGTAGTAGCCGCTTTTCTCGCTGACGGGCGTGGAGACGATGTTGCCCATGGCGGCGAGGCAGTAGAGCGCGAGCGAGTCCGCGTAAGCGAGCGTCTCGAAGTCGACGCCCATGTTGACCTCTGAGACGTAGGCACCGTTCGCGGCGTTGGCGCGCAGGCCGCACGCTACCGCCTTCTGCTCGATGGTGCGCTCGGGGTTGACGAGGCCGCCGCCCGTCAGGCCGTGCTTGATGGTGGGCTGGGTGGCCGGGGTGTCTCCGTCCTGAAGCGCCACGCCCAGCATGCCGATGGAAACGTTAATCATCGTTGGTCTCCTTCTTCCGTGCGGCGGCGCGAACCGCCCCCTGCTCCTTGAGCGCCCTCACGAGCGCATCGGGCGCTTTCACCTGCGCGCCCTTCTTGAACCGATACGGGTGCCCGTTGAAGAACACCGCTACATCCTTGGTGGCGATCACTGCACTACCTCCCTGAACTCCTGCGGGCACTTGGCGAAGACTGAGCACTGCACGCCCACGGATGCAGCGGCCATGTGGTACTTGGAGCTGTCGCCGGAAACCCCGGCGGCCTCGATGGACGGGAACGAGTTGTCCACGGTCATGCGGAGGCGCTGGTCTGCCATGACCGCGTTGAAGACCGCGTCCACGTAGGCGAGCAGCGTGGCTGATGCCGTCGCTTGGTCGGAGTGCCGCGCGAAGCACATCACGTGAACGGTGAAGTCGAGCTGACCGTCACCGGGAACGGCGCGCCCGCCCATGGTCGCGGTGTCAACGATGGAATCGACCGCGATGTAGAACGGCGGCTCGCTGGTCGGGAACCCGTCGTAGACCTTCGGTGCCTGCACGCCGGGGTAGAGGTCGGCGAAGCCCTCGGCCACCTTGGCCATGCGCCGGTACAGCTCGTCGCGCGCCTCCTTGAACGTCACCATACGAGGTTCGCCCCCCGTCCGAACTGCTCGATTGCCGCGTTTACCTCCGGGATGTCGGTAGCGCCGTCCTGCCCTGCGGTCGTGAAGCGGATGAACCCGGCGTCGGTGCTCTCGCCCGTGGCCCCGATGGGGCGGTTGGACGGTCGCAGCATGTAGGCCGCAAGCTCCAAGACCGCGCGGGACACCTGAGCCGGAAGCTCCTCGTAGCCGTAGACGTACTCGACCCAGCACGGGCGCGGGAAGCACGCCACGGGCACCGCTTGGCAGTCGCTCGCAAGCTCGTAGCCCTCGGTGAGCAGCTCCCGCACGTCGCCGTGTTCGAGGGTCACGCACCGCTCGCGCCCGTAGTCCTTGGTGCGCCCGATCCGTGCCACGAAGGAGCGGCGGGCGTTGCGCTCGAACACGTCGGTCGCGGCCTGACGCGCTTGGAAGAGCGTCTCCTCGGGGAGTTTGTCGAACTCGTCCTGACCGTCGCCGTAGCCCTTGAGCGCGTCGAGCCTGAAGTAGTGGCGGGACACCACCTCGATGTAGGTGGTGAAAAGCGTCTCGCCGCCCTTCTTCCAGTCGATGCGGGCGGTGTCCGGGGCCTTGAGCGTCGGCAGCGTGACGGCGTTCCCCTCTACGGGAAGACCCTGCTCACCGCCGAAGCGGGGGCGCAGGGTCGCGGAGTCGATCGAGGCGTCTGCCTCAAGCTGCAAGACGGCGGTCTCCGATGCCGCGACGCGGACGGTTGAATCCGGCGCTACGAGCATCAGGCCTCCTCGTCCTCGTCATAGCCCTCGTCGTCCTCGTCCTCGTCCTCAACGGGTTCGGGCTTCGGCTTGGGCTTGGCCTTGCGGCGGGTGGTCTTGGCCTTGGGCTTCTCCTCAGGCTCCGGGTCGAGCAGGCCGCGCGCTGCTGCCTCCTCGTCGGACATGACCTCGCCCTCGAAGGCAACGAGGAAACCGTTTCGGATGACGCGCTTCTTGCTGGTGAACATGGCTCCTCCTTACGCGCCCACGCCAGCAGCGGCGGGAGCCTTGTCGAGGTCGGTCTGGGTGGCGAGGCAGAAGGCGTCCGGGTAGCGCACCTGAAGCGCCTTGGTGTGCTCGCCGAGGATGGAAAGCTCGTTCTTGATGAACTGGTCGTTGTAGTAGCCGATTTCCACCGTGGTGCCACCGTGGATGGCGCGGCGGCGCGCGGCGAAGGAGTCGTACACGAGGAGGCCGGGGCAGCTCGCGTCCTCTACCACCTGCATGCCCCAGTACACGTCGGAGCCGAGGGTCTGGTACAGGCCGGTCTCGGTCTTGTAGAGGTCGATGGCCTCGCGCACATCGGGGCTGACGGCAACGTGGGTGGGGATTCGGCGCGCGTTGCGCATGACCTTGGTGCGCATCATGCGGATCGCGTCGAAGTACATGCCGCCCATCGCCTCGGTGAAGGTCTGGATGCCCGTGACGTTGGTGATGCCCACGATGTGCGTGGAGTCGGAGCCGTTCCAATACTTGCCGTTGGTGATCTCGTCAAGGTCGAGCAGCAGGTCGTGCTCGATGATGTCAAGAAGCTCGTCGTAGTCCATCAGGGTGTCCTTGGAGATGGGCACGTAGCCAGCTATGGTCTCCTTGTTGGCCACGGCGTCCTTCCACGCGTAGAGCACCTGAGCCTTGGTGGCGCTGGTGCCGGCGGTGACGCCAGCCCACGTAGCGGGCGCGCCGGACTCGCTTGTCTTGTCGCGCTGCTTGTAGGTGACGGAGCCTGCGGCGGGCGTCTCGATCAGGGTGCTCGCGAAGTTCTGGAACACGCCGGGGAGCTTCGCGGGAAGCTCAAGCTCGATCTCGGTGGGAGCGCCCACGGTCACGACGCTGGCGGCGTTGCGCGGGCCGACCTCGGCGGAGTTCTTGAAGCCGACCTGAAGGCCGTGGAACTCGTCGCGGACACCGAGGATGCGCACGCCGAAGGACTCGTTGTGCGGCTTGGGCTTGGGCGCGTTGCGGAGCGCGTCCTCCTCCTCGATGACGTGGCCGATGGTGATGTCCAGCTGCTCGATCTGGCCCTGAATGACAAGCGCCTTGCTCTCGTCCTTGTCATCCACGGCGCGGCGCTGCTCCTCGGCGAGGCGGTTGCGCTCCGCCCAGAGCTGCTTGGAATTGAGGATTGCCATGTTCTACTCCTTTGTCCGGTAGACCCTGTTTCCCAACACGAGGAGGTGGCACCCCTCGTTTTGCTGCATGGTATTTGCGGCGTGAGATTTGCCCGGCTCGTCCTCCGGCTCGGCGGGCTTGGGGGTGGAAAGCGCCTCGATTGCCGCCTTCGGGGCATGCTTGTAGCGGGCCAGCATGGCCGGGTCGATGCAGGCCGCCACGCGCTGCTCGGTCTGGATGATCTCGTCCGCGAGGCCCGCGTCAACTGCGGCCTGCGCGTCGTACCACGTCTCGGCGTCCATGGCGGAACGCACGTCCTCAACGTCCATGCCGGAGCGTGCGGCGATGATGCCCGCAATGGTTCCGTCCACGGCCTCAAGGCGCTCTGCGGCCACAAGAAGCTCTGCCGCGTTGCCGCTCGTGTAGGTCCATGCGTCATGAATCATCAGCTGCGCGAAGTCGCTCATGATGACCTTGTCCGCCATGACGGCGATGTAGGAGGCCGCCGAGGCCGCGATGCCGTCAACGTATGCGGTGGTCTCGCCCTCGTAGCGCTGGATGGCCGAGGCGATGCCGAAGCCCTCGTACACGTCGCCGCCGCAGCTGTCGATGCGGATGTCGAGCGGCTTGGGACTCAGCTCGTCAAGCGTCGCGGCGAAGTTCTTGGCCGTGTTGCTCGAATCCATGTCCCAGAAGTCGCTGCCGATGGTGCCGTAGAGGTACACCGTCGCCCGCTGGGCCTCATTCTTGATTTGAAACATTCGTGCCTCCTACTCCCGTCTGGCTCCCGTCTCCGGGTTCCTTCGGCTTCTCTGCGTTGGACGAGTTGAAAACGTTCACGGTTCCGTCCGGGTTGACGGTTCCGTAGTTCAGGGGGAACAGCGGGAGGCCGATGCCCTCAAGCGGGTCGAAGTCCTCAAGGTCGCGGACGTCCTCGCGCGTGATCGCGCCCAGATAGCCCATCTCGCGGTAGTACTGGGTGCGGGTGGCGTCGTCGCCGCGCATGAGGCCCTGAACGCGGAACTTGGCCTGCGCGTTCGGAAGCCCGCAGGACGCGAGAACCGGCTGAAGCGCGATCTCGATGCACCGCACGTCGGGCACGATGGTGTCAGTCACGTAGTCGATGTTCGACTGCTGCCCGCCGGCGTAGGTCGTCTGGTCTCCGTCGTAGACCTTCCAAGGCGGCACGTTGCAGGCGCGGCACACCTGATGCAGAACCCACTTCTGCTGCTCGATGACCGACGCGTCCTTCATGGTCTGCTGGTCGGCGACCCACTTTGCCCCGTACCCGAAGATGGGCGCGCGCCCCGCCTCGGTGATGCCGCTCTTCATGTCGATGGCCGTGCGCAGCGCGTTCAGCTTCTTCTCGTCGTTGATGACGTTCCCGGCTGGCAGCTCGACGTGACCCAGATGGTGGTTCCCGTTGCGGAGCATCGAGCGGTAGAACCGCTCAAGGTCAAGGCTCAGGCCTATCTCCTCGGCGGCGAGCTTGGCCAAGGACTTGCCCTTGATGCCGTCCTTGGTCACGTGCGTGCAGATGTTGACGACCTCATGGTTGAAGTACGTCCCTGCGGGCACGTGGTCATCGCCCGGCGCGACGGTGTAGGTGGTGCGGTACCCCTTCGGCGCGTCGCGGTCGTAGTTGTGCTGCACGGTCGCCGTGATGGGCCAGATGGCCTCGACGCGCCCACGGTTCCACTCGATGAACCAGTAGGCGTTGCCGAACGTGTCACGGCGCAGCACCGTCCACGCCATGAGCGCGGGCGCGGTCATCTCCTCGTTGGCCATTCCGTTGAGGAGCTTCGCGAGCGGGTGGTTGGTCAGGCGCTCCGATCCGCTGCGCCGGTGGTTGACCACGCTGAACGGAAGCGACGCCATGGAGCGCGCCTTGGTCTGCTCGCATGCCGCGTAGTCGATGGACATAAGCGCGCCGTAACCCGCAGGCGTGGGCGCGAAGCCCGGCGGTAGGTTGACGCGAACAACGTCGGAAAGCTCCGGCTCCTCGCCGCGCTTGTAGAACATGTCGTAGAAACGTCCCATGCTGCCCCTTTCTTCTGGCGGCATGGTACGGGCGGCGTGAGATTAGTAGATTTCCGGGGCGTCCTCGCTTCCCGACACGAGCTTGTTGTAGGCGAGCGCGGCTATAGCCAAGGCGATAGCGCCGTCTATCTTGGACTTGCGCGAGTCCTTGCCGAAGCGCGTGCCGTATGGCTCGCGCTCCTCCTCGACGGTGTTCTCCAAGTGCTGGCGCAGCTTCCTCTCACCCTTGAGCTTGAGTCGCCTGTCCTTCACGAGGCTCATCACGATCGAGGTCGCTTGGCACATGGTGGCGTTGTTCTGGGCGAAGGACACGGTCTCGATTCCGTAAACGTCGTTGAGCTGGCTGCTCATGACGATCATGCGGTTCGGGTCGATGCCAACGACCTCCGGGTAGTGCTCTTGGCACACGCCGGCCACAAGCTCCATGATCTGGTTGAGCGGGTAGTGCCCGGTGTCCTCGTCCGGCGTGTCGAATATCCAGCTTTTCGTGTAGCCGACCATGGTTCCGCGCTTGTTCTTGCGCTCCTGATAGGCAACGATCGCATAGGAGTCGCCAGCCGTAGCGCCGTCGATGCCGATGGTGAACGGGCTGTCGAAGTCGAGCTTGTTCGGCCCGCGCTCGCATCGGTCGAGTTGCGCCGTGGTGAAGCACGAGTACGCGTCCCTGTCGGACGGGAAGCGGTTGGCGGTGTAGCGCTCGAACGACCTCTTGGACGTGGCCATTCCGCGCTGGTCTTGGATGCTCTCCCACGTGACCCAAGAGGCACACATGAGCGGTTCCCAGCTCTCGCGCTTGTCGATGTCCGCGCCGTCGTCAAGTCCCAGCCAGTAGAGGTACATGCCGGGGTCGTCGTCGGCCTTCTGCAAGGTCTCCCACAGGAAGCCCTCGCGCGCGTCGGCTGCGGTGGTGATGCCGATTGAGAGCGGGTTCCAGAGCACCTTCTGGCCCTTGAGGCCGGCGTCCCACACCTTGCTGTCCTTGTAGACGTGCAGCTCGTCAAAGATGAGCACGTTGAAGTGCCAAGACTCAAGGGCGTCCGGCTTGTTGGGAAGCACCATGATCTTCGCGCCGGTCTCGTTGTGGGTGATGACGTCCTTGCCGATGTCCCACTGGCTCTTCCACGTGTCGTTGAGCTTTATCATGGTGGCGATCTTCTCGAAGATGTTGCGCACCTGATCCTTGGAGCTTGCGACCACGCCGTACTGCCCGTTGTGGATGACCTCCATCGTCGCCACGGTGAGAACGGTCGCTGCGGCAAGCTCGGTCTTACCGTAGCCGGAAGGCAGGCCGATTATCACGCGGCGGAAGCGGCGCTTGAACCGCCCGCCCTCCATGCTCCCGGTAGCGAATATCGGCTTCCAGATGTTCTCGCGCTGAAACGGTTCGAGGAGGAAGGGCTTGCCGTAGTAGCTGTCGTTGGAGACGTGGTGGCACATGGAGGAGAGGCACTTCTCGTAGTCGCGCGCCATTATCAGGCCATCGCGCGAGTACGTGGTCTCAGTCCTCCGCATCCTCTATCACCACCTCTGATTCCGGCAGCTCGTATGCCGCGTCGATGCTCTTGAACATGGCTGCGGTGTCCGCCGCCGTCTTGGTCGCGGTCGCGTCCATGAGGCCGATGCGCGATCTCGCCAAGGGCGAGAGACCCAGCATGTCGGACAGCGCGCGAATCTCTGCGCTCGCCTCCTTGAGGATGGTGAGCGCCGGGTTCTTGCGCACAAGCGGTATCTCGTTCCCGTCCTTGGTCTTGAAGGGCTTGACGCCTATCTTGTCGAATATGGCTATCTTGCCGTCCTCGGAGTGTATGGCCTGCTCGGCCTGACGCGCCACGGCGTGCCAGTAGGTCAGGAGCCGCAGCGTCGGGATGTCCTGCTCCGTGAAGCTGTTGACCGGGGGCGCGAGCCACGCCCATATCTCGCTCTGCACGGGGTCTTCGGCTATGTCCTGCGGCATGAGCACGCCCGAGGAACCCTCGCGCACCGCGAGGCCGTAGGAATCGGAGAGGCCCCGGCGTATGGCGTTGTGCTTCGGCTTCGCGCCCTTCACAGGCCCTCACCCCTCAACGCGTCCTCGATCTTCTTGGCCACCCTGCGCAGCTTCAGGCACAGAGGGGACGAGGTGAGCATGGATGCGCGCGAAAGGTCGCTCGCCGCCACGTGGGCGCGCTGTAACACCTCTAGCACCTCGTCATCCGTCATGGATGCGGACGGGGCGGGAGCCTGAAGCTCGCCCGTGTAGGCGTAGCCTCTGGCCGCGCGCGAGCGGCACGTGGCGGAGCAGTACCGCGCCGTGCTTCGCTGGGCCTTGAACTCACGCCCGCAAACCTCGCATCTCTTTATCATCGTGTCTCCTTACGGTTACGCGGCCAAAGCCAAACAACCCGCTTGCATCGAAGCGCGTAGGATAGGTGAAGCCGGTTTGAAAACGACCGCGCAAAGCCTCAACGGCTTATCTGTGAGAGGTTAACCCCCCCCCATAAACGATTCGCAGTATGTAGTCAGGAATCTTTCGGAGCTTCGGGCTTTTCCGCAGCTTCTCGAACTGGTCTTCGGTCGGGACGGCGGTCTGTCCTCCGGGCGTCGTGCATAGGTAGTGCGAAGCCATCTGCGTTCCGGTTAGCTCGTTTACCTCCTTCGCCTTTATCCCCGTTGACTTGAGCCATCGGGTGAAGGCGAGCGTTTCCTCCTCGGAGTGGAAGCGGGTTTCGCGCTCGTAGCTCTCCGTCTCCTTCATCATCTGGGATGCGAAAGACTCCTTTGCGAGCATGAGCGACGAGCCGGGCGACTGGTGTATGGCCTTGAAGCAGTGCGCCGTCCCAACCTGCTGCATGCGATCAGTTGGGACGCACTCGATGCCGTTCAGAATCGAAACGGCGTTGAACCTGTTTCCCTCGAAGCCGGGAAGGTCGCCGCACCAGCAGCACGCGGGGCTGTCCCCCATGGGCCGAAGCCGGTTCTCGGCGCAGAAGAAGGCAAGCCCGTTGCCGTGGCACGCGTCTTTTATGAGCGCGTAGTGCGCCTCTAGCAGGTCTTGCGGGTAGCAGTAGTCACCGCGAACCTTCACGAGGCCCCTTTTTCCGCGCTTGAACTTCATTCCCTCGACGGTCACACCGTAGGCCCCAGCCTCGGCGAAGCGCGGGATGTTCGCAAGGAACTCGCGCTTTACGCTCGTTATGTACGGCTGCGCGCGAACTATTACGCGGCGGCAGTTTCCCGCCAGCTTTTCGGCCATCGAAAGGCGCTCCTCGAACGTTGGCGCGCCCGGCTCCATCTTGTCGTATGACGAGCAGACCATGGAGATCTGAACAACGGCGTTGCACTTCCGCAAAAGCGAGATGTACGGCTCCTCGGTTATGAGCTTGCCCTTTGTCGATATGATTACCGGGTAGCCGGTTTCTGCGAACACCTTTAGGCACTCTAGCGACGCCCCGGCCTTTCGCTCTATGGGCTGGAAGGGGTCGGAAAGCCCTCCCCAGTGAAGGGGTATCCGCCAGTCGCACCACTTCGTCACGGTCGTTCTCTTTCCCTCGATGAAGCTGCGGAGCTGCTGCGCGCAGTTCTTCATCGTTACCTTCTCTATATCGACCTTGGTTCTTGCGAAGCAGTACTTGCAGCCATGGGAGCAACCGGAATACGTGTCGAGCCTTATGGGGTACTCGCACAAGACAGCCTGCGAACCGCACTCTACTCCCATTCCTCCGCCTCCTTTATGATGCGGGCGGAAAGCTCGTCGCGCCCGATGGCCTTCACGTAGGCCTCAACGCTGTCCTTAACGTCGATGGGGAACACGAGGGAGAACGAGAACGTTTCGCCGTTGCCCTTTGTGACGTTCGTCGCGAAGTCCTCCGTCATGAGGTCTTCTATGGCATCGACCGGAGCGCCTTTGTACAGGTACTCATCGAAGCCGAAAGATTCCCAGTCGGCGTTCAGGTTGTCCATATCCTCGGTAAGCGTTTCGTAGTCGAAGCCGCTCGATAGCGTCGTTTGGTTGTGTACGTGCGTGTATGCCCGGCGCTGCTCGTCGGTGATGTGGTCGAGCGATATGACGAGGGCCGTTTCGATGCCCAGCTGCTTCAGCGCTAGCACTCGCCCGTGGCCCTCAACGATCTCAGGCTCTCCGTTCTCGTTGTGCCACACGGCAATGGGGTCGCAGTTGCCGAACTCGCTTATCGAGGCGGCTATCTGGTCTACTTGCTTCCTCGTGTGGATTTTCGCGTTGTTTGCGTACGGAACGAGGGTTTCTACGGGCGTTTCCTCGATCTTTAGGTCTGGCATAGGGCGCAAAACGGCCTCCTTTCGTAGGGTGAAAGGAGGCTATCGCGGGTGTGAGATTTAGCGTTGCGTTTTTTGGCGTCTTAGCGTTGCGCCCTCGCTCAGGCCCCCCGAACCTCCAATTTCGTGGCGATAGACGCCGGGGGGTTGCGCGCGCGGTATGAGAAGGCGTTTCGGGTTTTCCAAGGGGTTAGGGGGTCTTGCGCCTGAGCTTGGCGTCCTTCAGGCCGTGGCAGCTCTTGCAGCGCAGGGCCAGGTTTGCCGGGTCGTTCGTGCCTCCCTTGCACAGCGGAACTATGTGGTCGACCTCTCCTCCCATGCCCGCAGTCCTCCACCACCTGCCGTCGTGCCATGCGCACACCCTTCCGCAGTCGGTGCACCTGCCCTTGGTTCTCGCTATCGCCTGCTGCCTCGCGGCTTGGTACTCGGCGCTTGAGTAGTTGCGCCTCCACGGCTCGCGCTTGGCTCTGGCCTTGTCGCCTTGTGTCGGCTTGCGCTTGGGTCGCGGCCTGCATGCGCAGCGCTGGCCCGCCGGCACGATGCGCCCGCAGTGCGGGCAGTAGCTCCTCATGCGGCTCATCTGTAGGACTCCTTGAGCAGCCTCTTGGCCTCGCCGACCGTGATCTCAAGCGCCCGCGCTATCTCGCCCAAGGTGCAGCCTATGCGCCGCATCCTCTGGGCGTGCTTGGCGAGCTGCCTTCTTGTGCGCTCCTCGTTATCCATGAAGCGCCCCCGGCTGGCTGTTCTTGCTCGTGAGGTGCCACGCATGGCAGTAGGGGCAGCGGTACCAGTCCTGCCCGTACCGTGCCCCTACCCTCATCGCCGCGAGCTCGCTGCGGAAAGCGACCTTCTGCGTGCATGTGCGGCGCTTGCGCTTGGTGCGCCTTCTCTTGTGGTGCCTGCTGTTTCCCATGGCCATGCCTCCTTTGGCTGGATGGTATGGCCAGCGCAAGATGTCACAGCCAGTGCATGTCCCGCAGCGCGTCCAGAAGCTCGTAGGCGTCGTTGCTGCATACGATCGCCCCGCCCGTGTCAACGTGGAACTTGTAGCCATCGAGCGGCGAGGGCTTCGGCTTCTCCTCGGTCTCCCTCGGCTTGTCCTCGGTCACTTCCATACGCACTCCCTGCAAGTCTCGTCGTCATCGTCCTGCGCGTCGATGAGGTGGTCGTTAATCCAGTTGGCGCACCTCTCCGTGTCGCAGGTCTTTCCCAGCTCCTCAAGCATCTGGTTCTGGCACACGCCGTAGTCGCAGCACACGTAGAGGAACCGGCACCCGTCCCAGCTCTCTCCCTTTGCCATCACTGCTCCTCAACGATCACGATGCCGCCGTTGATGGTGTAGCGCTTGCCGTCGAGGTCGAACAGGGTGCGGTTGTCCTCGTACTGGATGTCTATCTTCCCCTCGTAGGTTGTCAGCAGCTCGCCGGTGTTGGTGTAGACCTCTACAGTTCGCTGCATACCACCCGACACGTCACTCGAAACCGTCTTGACGGCGCGCGAGCACGATGCGCACCCGCTCAACCCGCACACCGCAACCAGAGCGACCGCCGCGATCGCTGCGGCCAAGATGATCTTTACCTTGCTCATTCGTCAACCTCCGTGTACTTGTTGCAAACCTTGCAGTCGTGAATATGGAAATCGCTCGCGATGATCTCCTGCTTCTCGTCGCAGAAGAAGTCCCCTTCGCAGATGTAGAGGCAGTGCTCGCAGAACTCGCAGCTCTTTTCTTGGTCCGCCATGGCTACGCTTCCAAAGCCTTGAGCGCCCGACGTGCGTTGTCCGTGAGCTGCCGCTGCCACGCTCCGTTCTTGGGCGACCACCTGAACCCGTTGGCCTTGAGCTTCGCGCGGGTGTCCGCCTCCGGCTTGCCGTCGAACACGAGCTGAAGCCGCATGATGTCAGCGTTCTCCACCACGGTGCAAGGCTCGCCGTTGACCTCGGTCTCGCGGTCTTCGGTGTCGGCTTCCTTCTCGCGCTGAAGCTCGGCGATGCGCGCGCGGGTGCGCTTGATCGTGGCGAGGTTGTTCGACAGCTGCCACGACGGGAAGGGCTGGCTCATGCCGAAGCGCTCCATGTCGTGCTTGACGTGCTCCGCCTCGTCAACGTCAACTCCGTCGAAGCCCTCAAGCGTGCCGTGCTTGCGGTAGTGGGCGTTTGCGCGCTTCATCATGTCCTGACGATCCTCTAGCCGCTTGGCCTTGGCCTCAAGCCTTTCGAGCGCATTCGGGTCGCCCGCTTGGATGCCGCCGGTTCCGATGGACGCGATGCGGCGCTTGATGCCCATGACCTTCTCGTAGCGCTCCATGTGCGAGCTTCGGCGGGCGTTCTGGCGCTCCTTCCTTCGCACGGGGAAGTTGCCGCCGCCGGAAACGAGGATGCTGGGGCACATCGCGTCGATACGGTATCCCTCGTTCAGCCACTCGGCGTACTTGCGGGCGAACCTGTCTGCGAGCGCGTAGGCCTTCTCCGCAAGCTCGGGGAACCTCCCGGCCTGCTCATCGGCAATTCGGTAGGCCTCGTCCACCTGCGCGCGGTAGCCCTCGGTCTCGCTGCCGACCTTGAATTCGCGCATGCTGTTCGCCTCGTGCGCCGCGCGGGCCTCGGCCTCGTTTATCTCGTAGTACCTTGCCATGATAGAATCCTTTCGTCCGGCGGGGCCTAGCCGCCAAGCTCTCGGCCCCGCCCGCATTGTCAACTCAGCCGGCGATGATGTCTCTGACGAGCATCACGATCTGGTAGCCCAAGAACACCGTCAGCCCGTCGAGCGCCAAGCACGCCAGCACGAGGAAGAGGCACCCCATGCAGCCCATGGGCTTGCTCTCCTCGGTTATCCCGGCCTTCCACTCGTCCTTGCTCAGGCTCTTCGCGGCTCACCCTCGATGACCGTAGGCAGCACATCGCTCGCCATGTCCATGCAGGCCTCGCACCTCGCCCAGTCCGGCTCCGGCCCGCTGACGGCCTCAAGGGCCTCTGTGAGATGCTTGCGCGCTGCTTCGATGCGGATGCGCGCCTGCTCCGCCTTGACGTCTTTCATCGTGTCTCCTTTCACGCTGCGAGCGACAGAAAGCAAAGGAACGCAAGCCCAAGGGCGAGAAGCTGCAACGCCCTGAGGGCCGCGTAGATGATGGCTGCCGGAACGCTCACGGTGGCAGCTATAGCGATTGCAAAAAGAAGCCTTCTCACTCGTTTTCCTCGTCCTTCTTCGCCTCGGCGTCCAGCTTGTCGGCGTACTCAAGGAGCCGCTTCTTGAGCAGGTCGAGGCCGAACCTCTCAAGCTCCTGCGCGCGGTACGCCGGGAAGTACTTACCCGTGCACGCCTTCTCGGCGTCCTTGGCCACGCGCGCCTCTGAGAGGTTGCGCCCGTTGTCCCAAACGTCCATTACGAACGTCTGGGTTCCGGTGCGGAGCTGGCAGGGCCAGATGCGCGTCTCAACGCTCATGGCCTCGTTCCTGCTCCAACCGACGCGAATGCTGGCAACCTCGCGCAGGCCCTCCTCGCTTGCGGCCTTCTCGCGCGCCTCCTCAGCCGTAAGCCCAAGCCCGTTCTCGCTGTGCTTGAAGTCGTAGGCATCCTTCACCGTGAGATAGGCCGTCTCGAACGGCTCGTTGAGCTTGACGATCTGCACCTGCCTCGGCTCGATCTCGCCGTCGGGGCTTTCCGCCTTCTTGGCGTCGGCCTCGCTCTTCTCGCGCTCAAGCTCCTCGATCCTTTTGCGAAGCTCCTCGTTCTCGATCTGCGCCGCCTCAAGCTCGGCGAGAACGTACTGCTCGCAGGTGTTGTAATCGGTGAAAACGGCCTCTTTCCCGTTGACTGTGAGCTTCATGTCTAAATCCTTTCCCTGATGGTTATGATCCTGCCGGTATCCCGGTCTTCTATCTCCCAGCGCCCGTAGTCGTAGAGGCCGGGATGGTGCGGCGGGAACAGCTTCAGCAGAAGCCCGTCCCACCACTGCTGCTCGAACTGGATGTTGTCCCACACCCAACGTGGAACGAAGCGCGCCGCGCCGTGGAACCCGTCGTGGCACCCCGTGGTGCCGGAACCGCAGAGCGCGAACAGCGGGCTGCGAAGGCTCCACTTGCCGTTCGGCGTGACGAGGTTGAAGCGCTCGCCGCGCCCCCTCGGTATCACGTGGTGGCAGCTCATGGCGGGCTTGCCGCAGATGCAGCACCACTCCTGCGTGCGCTCGTAGTCCCTCGCTCCCTTGCCGGTGTATCGCGCGCCCACGTGGGGCTTTCCGTAAAGCTCGGCCCTCTCCAAGGAGTGGCCCTGAAGCTGTCCCATCGAGATCATCGGAGCCTCCTGTCCGGCCCAGTCACCTCGATGCGCTCGCAGGCCCCGCCGAGCCTTGATGCGATGCGAGCGCCGGGCATGCCGCCCCAAAGCTCGCGCAGCTGACCGAGGCTGTAGTTGCTCGTGATGATGGTCGGCAGCCCCTCGGCGGTGCGGGCGTCTATAAGGCCCGTGAGCGTCTCGATGGCCCAGTACGTGGGGCGCTCGGCCCCAAGGTCGTCAAGCGCCAGAAGCGGAACGGTCTCGGCCCTTCTCAGGGCGTCGCGGTCTCCGCCGTTGAAGCCGTCGCGGATGCTGTCAAGCAGGTGCTTGGCGCTCACGAGCTTCGCGGGCGGCTTGGTACCCTTTGAGCGCTCGACGGCAACGCGAACCGCATGGGCCGCCGCGTAGGTCTTGCCGCGCCCCGGCTCGCCCCAGAGGTACGCGCCACGGCCCCGCTCCACGATCCTGCACACGCGCTCGCCGATGTCGCTCTTGGCGTGCATGTAGCCGCCCCGAAGCCCCGCCTTGCGCAGCCTGCACTCGCGGGCCTTGCGCACCATCTGGCGGTACTCGTCGGTCTGCTCGAAGGGCACGGGCTTGGCCGGTTCGATGCCCTCCGGCACGTCGAGGCCCTTGAGCGCGTCAGAGATTCGAGTACTCGTCATGGCTGGCCTCCTTCCTGTCGCCCTGCCGCTTCTGCCACGTGGTGCATGCCGCCTTCCATGACTTCATGGGACTGCCGCCGACCTTCCACCCCTTGCTCTCGTAGAAGGCAACGAATGTCTCGGGGTCGAAGGTGTAGCCCTTCTCGGCGCAGTACTCGCGAACCTCGGCAACGGAGGGCGGCGCGAAGCGCTTACCCCTTGTTTTGCTTTGCTTTGTATTGCTCTGTATTGCTTTGTATTGGCTTTCGGTTTCGCGCGGTTTCTCGCAAACCTCTGGTTTCGCGCTTTCGGAAACCACTGGTTTCTCGGTTTCGCAAACCTCTGGTTCGCACGGTTCGCAAACGGTTGGTTTCGACTTTGGCCGACCTCCCTTAGCGCCCCGCTTTCGCGAATCCTTGGAGTAGTCAATATCCTCCTTGAGCGCGATGAAGATGGGCTTGAGGCCGTATGGAAGCTCCACCTCCTCGCCGAACATGCCGTACATGTTGATGGCGTAGATCAGCTCCTTTCGGTCTTCGACGTCGAGCGCCGCGCATACGTCGCCGAACTTCTCGAACACGGTGAACGCCTCAGCCATTTCTCCTCACCTCGCTCCTTCTGATCTCGCCTCTCAAGCTCTCGAACACGGCGTTGAGCGGGTAGTCGAACTCCGGCTCAACGCCGTGGGTGCCGTACTGGGCCAAGGCCCAGAGGAGAGCGCCGCGCTGCTCCTCCGGTACCTTGGCCGCCGTCGCGGTGAGCCTCGGAGACCACGTGAACTTGGCCTCCGACATGGCTAACGCTCCCAGCAGTAAGCGCCCTCAAGCGCGTTGACGGACACGGTTGCGCCGGTGCCGATGAGCGCCTCGATGACGTCGAAGCGGAGCGCGTCCACCTCGGGGTGCTCAACGAGGAAGCACATGGCGATGTGCTGCAAGCGCTTGTAGCTGAACTCCGGCTCCTTGACCTCGCCGCGCTGGCGCTTCGCCGTCACGATAACGAGGACGGTCACATCGCCGTCCTTCACAACGACGTCGGCGGTTCCCTCGTCGCACACGTACTTGCAAGCGCCCTCGGCCTTGAGGCCCTTGGAGTTCAGGTACGCGATGGCGGCGAGGTGCGCGATTGAATAGGTGTTCATGGTCTCCTCCTAGAACGGGCAGTCGTCGTCGTAGACGTCTGCGGGCTGATCCTCTGCGGCCTGCTCGGAGCGCTTGCCGCCTTGGAAGTCGATGTCCTCGCCGATGACCTCAAGCTTGCTGCGCCTCTGGCCCTCCTTGGTCTCCCACGTGTTCTGGCTCAGCCTTCCGGCGATGGTCACGTGCGAACCCTTGGCGAGGTACTTGGCGATGCTCTCGGCGCGGTTGCCGAAGAAGACCACGTCGACCCAGTTGGCCTTGTCCGACCACTCGCCGTTGACCTTCTGGCGCTGGTTCACGCACACCGCGAGGCTGCACACCTGCGTGCCCGACGCGGTTGCGCGAAGCTCCGGGTCGCGCCCGAGGTTGCCGCTAATCGTCACTCGATTGATGCTCATCCGTCTCCTCCTTGCTGTGGTCTGAGTCCTTGGCGATCTGCGCGAGGTACTTGCCCCACTCGGTCACCTGACCGAGGGTCAGGTCGCTTGGCTGCACGTCCCCGAAGCTGGCCTTGTACCAGCCGTCGAGGCCGCTTTCCTTCACGCCCTGAGCCATGCACTGGGCCTTGAGCTGCAAGCAGCGCGTGAGCCACTTCTTCTTGTCGGGCTGCGCCTTGGCTGTCTGGGCTTCCTTGGTCGTTCCGGTGGTCTTCCAGCGCGGGTCTTTCGGCGCGTCCTGCTGCACGTCTCCGTCCGTGTCCTCGTCGCCCACGATGGCGAACGCCTTGCAAAGGCCGTATCGCTTGGCGTAGGTCTCGCGTTTGCCGTACTCCTGCGGGTTGGGGTCGTACTCGTAGGGTTCCTCGTCAAGGAGCAGCGTCTCGCTCCCGTGCCCGACGATCGTCTGGATGAGCAGGCAGCTCTCGCCGTTCACGGTGCGCTGCGTGAGGAACAGGCCGTTCTCGTTGAGCGGCGGCTTGATGGCGTCGAGCACGTCATCGAGGGTCGCGTAGGCGTACTTGCGCGTGCCGATCTGCCCGACACCGTTCTTCTTCGGCGATACCATGGCCGCCTGAGCCTTCGCAAGAAGGCTGTAGATTCCTTCGTCCGCCATTGCTAGGCCTCCTCCGTGAGCTTCCTGTAGTGGTCGCAGAACTGGCAGGCGGAGCAGTAGTCCATGCACTTGGGGTCTTCGCCGGGGCGGTGCTCGACGTAGAACTTGCCCTTGCCGTTGGCGCTCTCCTGCTCCATGCGGGCTTTCGCCTCCTCCTCGCTGTCAAAGAGGCGGATGGCGCTCTTGCGGCCCTCCTTCATCACCGCCCACTTGTCGGCGCGGTGCCAGCGCTCGCCTTCGGTGCACATGGGGAGCTGGTCGTCGGGAAGCTTCTCGGCGGCCTCGATCTCCTCGAAGCGCTTGGCGAGCCACGCGCCGCACTGCTCTATCTGCTCGTCGGTGAAGTCCCACCCCACGCGCCAGACGGGGTGCTTCGGGTAGTCGGCCTTGTTCTTGGCGTCGCTCTTCTTGTGATCCTTGAGCAGCGCCACGATCTCGCCGCGATGGGCGTCGAAGCCTATCTGCCGAAGCATCCAGCAGTAGATGAGGGTCTGCTTGCGCCAGTCCTCAAGCTCCTCGTCATCCTTCGCGCCAAAGACGGCCTTCCAAGCCGATGCCGTCTTGTAGTCCGTGACGGTGCCCGTCGCATCGTCGTAGAGGTCGAAGATGCCGCTCAGCTGGTAGCCGTTGGGCATGTCGATGACGAGGTGGTTCTCCTTGAGCTGGGTCTTGGTCTCCTCGGCGTTCTGGAGAATCTGGTGCACCGCCGAGCCGAAGACGGCCCACACCATGTCAGCCACGTCCTGAGTGATCTCGTCGTCGTGGCGGCGCTGAAGGATTGCCTCGCGCGTGCCCTTCAGAAGGGCGGTCACGCTGTAGCGCTTGGGCGTGTACTTGTAATCGCTCTCAGCCGCCGAGACGAACGGGCGCGGGAGGTTCAGGCTGTTGGTAAGGTTCACCGCTAGCACCTCCCCAGCAGGATCGCGAGGAGGGCGCTCATCTGGTCGCCCTTATTCCTGAGCTTCAGCATCTCGCTGCGCGCGTTTGCCAGGGCCTTTTCGGCAACCTCGTCGGGGTACTTGGAGATGATCGCCTCGAAGACGGCGATGGCGTTGAAGCAGGACTGGCACATGTCAACGTCGTCGCTGCGGGTCTCGTCCGCATCGTGGGCGAGCATGAACACGATGTTGCTCTCCACAACGCCTGCGGCCTTGTGGAGGCTGTCGTGCAGGTTGTGCATGTCGACGACGTTCATGATGTTGTGCTCGAAGTACTTCATGATTAGTTGCTCCCTTCGCTGAGCATGTGGGCCTCGTCCTCGACGGGCTCGTAGATTTCGCCGGTCTCCGCATCGACGTTCGCGGGGCGCTCGACGGGCTCGGCGTCCAGCGGGAGCGGCTCGGCCTCGTACTCGTCGCCGAAGTCAAGCTCCTGCTGCTCGCTCTCGATGGTCAGAACCACGGTGCGGCCCGCCTGCTTGATGACGTCGAAGGCGCCTGCCGCGTCGGTAAGCACCTCGAGCTGAAGGACGGCGACGCCGCCCTTGACCGTGGCCTGCTTGAAATGGGCCTTGATGGTTGTGGCGCTCATTTGGCCTCCTTCTCGTATCGTTCGCTGTAGTACTCGACGCGCACCCGGATGAGGCACTCGTCGCTGTATGGGGTTCTTGGGTCGAAGGTCACGCCGAGCTGCGTGATCTGGCAGTCATCGCGGTAGGCCAGCCCGTTGAGGCTGTCGCATATGACCTTGGCCAAGTTGTCCGCGTCCGGCTTCATGAGGTCGGGACGCCCCGCCCAGTACTTCGGGTTGCTCTTGGCCAATGGGCGCTGAACCTCGATGAAGACGCGCACCTCCGTTGCGAAGTCCTTCCAGCGGTCGCCCACTGCGGCCTCCCACTGGCGCTTGATTGACTTCTCGGCGTGCCGTGTCTTGTCCGGCGTGTAGGTGCGGAACCGCTTGGTGTCGAACTTCGGGCGCTGCTTGGTGGGCACCTCCGGGAAGCACATGACGCACTCGGCCACGCCGACGCGCTTGGTCTTCCAGCTCATCGGAGCACCGCCGTCGTGTAGCCGTCGGCGTCGCTGCGGGCGACCCTCATGCGGATGGTCTTGTCCTGCTCCATGGCGATGCGCGCCAGATACGGGGCGAGGTGGTTCGGAAGCTCGATGCCGAACACGATGCGCATGCCGTAGATGCAGCGGTTCGGGCTTGCCTTGCCGTCGTGGGTGCGCGCGCACTCCTTGCGGGCGTTGGCCTTGTACCACTCGAACTCGTCGCGGTGGGCCTTCACCCATGCGCGGGCGTCCGCCATGCGCTGCTCGCCCTTGGGGTCTAGCCCCGGAAGGGCCATCTGGTTGTCCGGGGTCTCCATCTTCCTCATGCGACCATCCCCTGTGCGGTCGCAACCGCAGCGTCCATGGTGGGGATGACCCAGAGCCACAGGATCAGCCCGCACACGAGCGCCGCGACGCCGACGCCCAGAAGAAGCCCGGCCTTGAACGCCCGCATCTGGTTTTCCCGCTCGATTTCGGCAGGTATGCGCATCGTCTGGGCCGGCATGCGGGTCTGGCGTGTTACGCTGTTCGTGGCCTGTCGGCCGTTCCGGGCGCTCAAGTTGTGGTAGACGGGGGTGCCCGGATATTTCTTTTGCTTGGTCACGTTCTCTCCTTTCCGATGTTTCCGCAGTTGAAACTTGGTGTCACGAAAGTGTCACGACTTTTTGAGCTTTTTTCTGGCCCTGTGCTTCGCGCTGTAGAGCCTCTGACGCTCTCGGTTGACCCTCTCCTCCCGTCTCACCTCCTCCTGAAGCTCGCGTACCTCCTCGGCTATGCGCTCGTTGCGAAGCTCGCGGGTGCATGAAACGCACCAGCCCGTCTTTGACGAGAGCGGCGTGTGAACGCGCATGCCGCACTTCGGGCACTGCCACGCCCTGCGGAGTGAGAGTCCGTAGCGCTTGGCCTGCGCCTTGACGGATTGCACAGAGCGGCCCAGCGCGCTCGCAACGGCCTCCGCACCGTCATCGGCATGGTCTTCGAGGTACTTGATTTCTCTGGTAGTCCACTTCACCTGACCGGCTCACCTTCTTCGAGCCACCTCAGGTAGAGCGCAATGAGGGTTTCGCGCATGTACTCGATGCAGTCTGCGGCGTCCATCAGCGCACGCTCGCAGTGGCGACGGTGATTGGCTCCTCACTGAAGAGGTAGTCAAGCGTCATGTTCGGGAAGAACTCGCGGCGAACGGCCATAGCGTCCTTGACGGAGAATCCGGTTCTTCCGCCGTTCATCCAAGTGCTGATGGTTGACTTGTCCTTCTTCAGGAGGTCGGCGATCTGACCGCGAGTGATTCCATTGCGAGCAAGTTCCGCCTCAAGATTCGGGTATCCCATCAAAACTCACCTCCAAATCTTTGGTACCAAAACCTACAGGTAAAACTTAAGCCTTCTCAAAAGCTTTGTAAACCCTGTTTCTTGGATTTCCGAAAAAATTGTTTGTTCGTTTTTTTCGGTATATTGAAAATCTGCAACACAGTTTTGCAAAATGCAATATACTTTGCAGATATACGGAAGCAAGCCGTTAGGAGTTAGCCGTGAGCGGCAAGATACAAAAGCTGTTTGAAGAGCAAGACGTAAACATCTCGCAGATGTCGAGGAAGACGGGCATCCCGTATGGAACCCTGTACGACATCGCGATAGGAAAAACCTCGTTCGACAAGATAAAGATTGGCGCGCTTTCTAAGATCGCGCACGAGTTTGGCATGACGGTAGACGAGTTTGGCATGACGGTAGACGAGCTTATTGGCGATGTCGAGCTTGACCCAGACCGTTACGAGCTTTGCCAGATATACGATGCGCTTGGGCCAACAGGAAGAGTTGCGCTTATTGCCTGCGCGCGAGGCCTTAGCGATGCGTTTGCCGGAGAGATTGAAGACGTATTGAACCAGAGCATATACGAAGACGAGCTTAACGGATAGGAGGAGCACATGCGAAAACTGTATTACCTTGCGGCCAGCGGAGCCTTAGCCGCTTCCCTTCTCATGGCTGGGTGCTCGGGAAACAGCACCGAGGCCCCAAGCATCCCAGAAAACACCTCCGAGGAGATGTACGAGATAGGTTGTGACGCCTTGGAGCAGATAGACGCGGCGCTCGATGCGAACGACCTGTTTGGGGACGATCTGCAAACGCAGCTCCAAACGCTGAGCGTCAAGGCACGAGACGTTGAGAACCAGCAGGAGAACGACGCCGAGATACTTGAGGGCATCCAAGGAACCGCGATATCAGTTTCGATGGAGAACGGCGACGACGCCATGGAGTACATCGACCAGCTGCGCGAGGCACTTGGCCAAGCTGAATAGAAGAAGCCCCGGTGCGTCCGCCAAGACACATCACCGGGGCAGCAAACAAAGGCCTCGAAAGGAGGCATGAACATTATGTCACAGAAGACCGCCGTTCTCTACGCGCGGTTCTCGTGCTCCAAGCAGCGCGAGGCGTCCATCGAAGACCAGCTGAGGGTCTGCCGTGACTGGTGCTCCCGCGAGGGCTACGCCATCGTCGCCGAGTACTGCGACTATGCAATTTCAGGGCGAACCGACGACCGCCCGCAGTTCCAGAAGATGATCGCCAACGCGGGTGAGTCAGACATCGTGCTCGTCTACATGATGGACAGGTTCAGCCGCGATCCGTTCGACGCCCCCATATACAAGCGCGAGCTTCAGGCCCACGGCGTGAGGCTCGTGTCCGCCCTTGAGGCGATACCGGACTCGCCGGAGGGCATCATCTACGAGAAGCTCCTTGAGGGCCTTGCCGCGTGCGAGTCCCGCAAGACCTCGATACGCTCCCGCCGGGGCATGGAGGGCAACGCCCTTCAGTGCAAGACGAACGGCGTGCGGTGCTTCGGGTACCGGACGGGCGAGGACGGGCGCTATGAGATCGTGCCGGAGGAGGCGGAGATAGTCCGCGAGGTGTTCCGCCGCAGGACGCACGGCGAGTCCGTCAACTCGATAGCGATGGACTTGCGTCAGCGCGGCGTCGTTTCGAGGGCCGGCAACCCCATAAAGGACACGTTCGTGAACAACATGCTCCACAACGACAAGTACCGGGGCATCTACTCGTGGGGCGGGATAACCCAGAAGGACGGCATGCCGAGGATAATCAGCGAGGAGGTCTTCATGAAGGCTCAGAGGGTGAAGGGCAAGAAGCAGCGCCAGAACGAGCAGTGGGGGGACTTCGCGCTTTCCGGGCGCGTGATCTGCTCGGCGTGCGGGCGCAACATGCGCGGGGTCTCCGGTCGCGGCTCGTCCAAGCGCAAGTACGAGTACTACGCCTGCGGCAGCTGCAAGGAGGTCAAGCCCGTCCGCCGCGACTGGCTTGAGGGGCAGATCGTGAAGGCGCTGAGGGAACTGCTGTCGCAGCCGGAGGAGGCGCGCAGAATCGCCGAGATGTGCGTTGACGGCGGGGAGCCTAAGGAGATAGCCGAGGGGCGCAAACGGGCCGCAGCGGCGCTGAGAGCCGCCCAGACGGGCCTTTCCAACATCCTCAAGGCGGTGGAGCAGGGCATCGTGGTTCCCGGCACCAAGGAGAGGGCCGAGGAGCTTGAGGCGCAGAAGGATCGCGCCGAGCGCGAGCTTGCCATGTACGACCGAAAGCGGATAGACCCGGAGAACTTCGCGCGGTTCCTTCAGTTCGGCGCTACGCTCACCGACGAGCTTCTACTTGACGCCTTCGTGTATCAGGTGATGGTGTCGGACGAGGCCGTTGTTGTGACGATGAACTTCGACGCGGAAAGCAACGAACCCGCGAGACTTGAGGTCTCACGGGTTCGTACTTTTTTCAAATGGTGCCCC